TAAAACCGGATTAGCGTCTGTCCCATTAAGCAAGTCTTGGAAATCTAAAGTAACAGAACCTGCAGCGTCTATTGCAATTACTTTTACAAACACAGTTACCCCAGCTACGTTTACATTGTAAAACACTATTGATGGATTAGAAGCAGCAGTTTGCTCAATCCAACAATTTGTGTTCCCTGTTATATCGGGGCTATTACCATCAACATAAACATCAGTATACAATAATTCTCTTGCTTCAATAGCAACTATTAATAAAGCCATTTGGTCATAAACTGCATTCTTGCTTGGAGCTATTGTAGTTACTCCGTTCCAACCTGCTACATAAGCAGTGTCACTAATACTTGCTGATGTTAAATAAGAAGATGAAGCATTAGTTAAAGTTGCTATTGAAGAACTCACTGAAGCACTTGATATCAAATATGAACTTGAGATAATTTTTAGTGGAACTATATCATTTTCATTTGTAGTTATTCTTAAACTAAAACTTGATGAGTCTAATTGCAAAGACTTAATTGATGATGAAAATGAAGCTGAAGCAATTATAAAGTTTGATGCCGTTACTTCTAAATTATCAATTCTTATTTCATGATCTGAACTTGTTAAAGTTAAATTGCTTGCAGTTGTTTGTAGATTTGAAATATCAGTTTCATTACTTATAAATCTTGAAGAAATACTTGAAGATACAGATGTAAATGAACCACTTATTTCAGATGATATTTGTGCTGACGAACTTAATAAACTTGGTTTTGCAGAAATATTACTAAATTCAACTGATGAAGCATAAGATGATGTTACTGCATAAGAAGAAGATATTACACTCCCTGAAAATACTCCATTCGTGTCTATACTAAATACATTCGCTTCATCGCTATCTCTACCTACTAATATATTTGTAGAACCGTCATTAGTTGTTCCTTTGAGAGTCAATCTTCCAATAGCAGGTGTACCGTCTAAATCAGTCGTCCCGATACCGACGTTGTCTGTAAATATTCCAGTTCCAAATTTTACTCCCCCGTAACTATTGCCAGCATTATAAAATGTAAAAAGACCTGATTCTATTTGTATGCGATTTATACTCGCAGCTTCTCCAATCAATAATCCCGCAGTTGAACCATAAATGTTCCCAATTACATCTAATTTATATGTCGGCTCCGTCGTCCCGATACCGACGTTGCCTGTAAAAGATCCACTAAATGAACCGGTATAATTAGTTTTAGTTTCTAATGTTGCAGCCCTAGTTGAAATTGAAGAACTAAATGCTGTTACTGAACCTGAAATTTCTGATGCTATTTGTGTAGAAGATGAAAGTAAAGTTTTACTATTTAATATAGATAAACTTGACGAAAACGAAGAAGAAGCTATTATAAAATTAGAAGCTGTAGTTTCTGTATCTGTAATTCTTATAGAAATACTTGAAGATGCTAGGATAAATGCTCCAGATATTTCTGTAGAAATTTGTGCTGAAGATGATAATAAAGTTTTAAAATTTAATATTGAAATAGATGAGCTAAATGATGCAGATGCAATTATAAGATTAGAAGATGTTACTTCTAAATTATCAATTTTTGTTTCATGATATGAACCAGTTGAAGTTGAATTTAAAATTGATGCTTCATTTGATGTTATTCTTGTAGATAAAGAACTTGATAAAGAATTACTTGAACCAGAAATTTCAGAAGCAATTTGCAAAGAAGACGACAATAATATTGGTTTTGCAGAAATATTAGAATAGATAATTGATGAAGCATAAGATGATGTTACTGCAAATGATGCTGAAGTAATTATTCCAGTTAAAGTAGAAGCAGTTGCGGCATAAGATGCAGATTGAATAGATCCAAGTAAAAGAGATGCAGTTAAAGCAAAAGAAGATGTTGGAATTAAAGTAGTATTTCCTAATCCATCTTGAGTAGTATTGCTTGCTGTATCTATTTGAATTAAACGAGGATATGTATCACTTATTAAATTATTAGTTAAATCCATTTAAGAAACCTCTATGTTTGAAACATTTATTGAAATAGTTTTTCTTGATTCTTTAATCATTTCAATATCATTTACTGTAACTTTATAATTATGTATTTGTTTTTCTTGTACTATTTTATTTCCTTTTAACCATAAAATAAGTGTTATTATTTTTTTCTTTTTATAATCTTCTAATTGTTGAAATTTTAATAAACTTTCTTCTCCTGTAGAACCATATTGTATGATTTCATCAACAAAGTTCCAAATAACATCATAGTCAATCCAATTTGTAAATACTTCATTCCACTTCATTTATTATAAATATAAATTTTTTTAAAATAAAAAAGCCCATATTTCTATGAGCTCTCTTAATCAATCAAGTATCGATCTAAATTATATCTAGAAATTCATTAGATGATGACTACGACACTATTTTAAATATAATTATATTTATATCATTCTCAAGAATTCAATATCTGAAATGATTTTGACACCTAAATTTTTAGCCTTTTTAGTTTTACTACTTTGAGAATCTTTGTCAGTCTGGACAAGGTAAGTTAAGTCTTTTTTAACGTCAGTTTCAACCAATCCACCATTTTCAATTACTAATTGTTGAAGTTTTTCACGAGTATATCTTTCATTGTTTTTATCAACAATTTCTACTTTTCCAGTAAAACAAAATGAATTTCCAGACAATTTATTACTATTTATAAAATTTACTGCATTCACAATATTATTTTGTATAGTGACATATTTCAATAAATTTGCTATGATATATTTTCTTTTATTAATTCCGTCAAGAAATGATTTAGCTGTTTTTTCTTCGATGCCCTTTATAGATATTAAATCATCTAATCTAATGTCAAGAATCTTATCTAAAGTATTATAACCACTATTTACTAATAACTCTACCATTCTTGATCCAAAGTTTTTAATATTTAATCCAGCTATAAACTTGACTAAAGTCAAATTACTGTGAGTGTTTATTATTTCAATAATTTTTTCAGCGGATCTTTCTCCAAATCCATCGAGATGTCTAATATTATTAATATTTAATTTATACAAGTCAGATGGAATTATTATTAATCCAAGCTCATAAAATTTTTCTATTGTTTTTTCTCCAATTCCTTGAGTTCTCATTCCAGAAATACTGATCCATTTATTTAATATTCCAAGATTAAGTCCCTTACATTCTTCGTTATCGCACTGTAAAAATTTTCCATTAACTTTAAGAATTGAATTACAACTTTCACAACACTTAGGATGTAAAAATAAATTACTTCCAACTCTCTTAATTACATTTTCTAAATATGGAATTACATCGTTTCTTCTACTAATTAAAACAATATCTCCTTTTGAAAGTTGGAAGTTTTTAAACATTTCATAATTGTGTAATGAAACTCTTTTTACTTCAACACTGCCGATTATAACTGGTTCAACTAACATTACTGGAGTCATTCTTCCATTACTTCCAAGTTGCCAAACAACATCATTTACAGTTGTCTGTTTTTTAGAAGATGTAAATTTAAAAGCCATAGCTCCCTTAGGTCTGTTATCTTTTTCTCCAAGATTGTTGTATTTGTTTATAATATCACATTCAATGACTAAACCATCAATTTCATAAGCTAAACTATTTCTTATTTCATTTTCATAATCAGTATATAATTTATTTATTTGAGACATTTTAGAAATATTTTTAATATGAGCTGTTTCTAACCCAAATTTTTCTATATATTCAAATTTATTTTTCTTTAGTTCAAATATACCGCTGCAATCATAATACATTATTGTCAAATATTCACTATATTTACCATCATATCTTTTAGATATCCCACCTGCGCCGTTTCTTAAATTTTTAATTGAAACTTCGTTTCTTTGTAGTTGAATTGATATTATTTCATTAAAATCTTTTTGTTTTAAAATAATTTCTCCTCGCAAAGATCCAGTATAATTGTTTATTTTTAATTTTACATTTTTCATCTTTTTAACATTCTGAAAAATGTTCTCTCCAAAAATTCCATCACCCCTCGTGATAGCTTTAATTAAATTTCCATTTTCATATTCAAGGTCAATACTTATGCCATCTAATTTTTCACTTACACATAACGTATCAATATTGTACTTGTTTATCCATTCAATAAATTCACCAATATTCACAACCTTATTTAGGCTTCCCATTGGAATCTTGTGTCTCTCTTTTGTCCAAGAACTTACAGAAACTGGACTTCCAATAGTTTTAAGAAATGGATCATCTGGATATTTTAATTTAAACTCATCATATAATTTATCATATTCTTTGTCAGACATTATTGGATTAGACAAATTATAGTAGGTATCAGATGCTTTTAAAAGTAATTGTTTAAGTTCTTCTTTATTCATCTTCTAAATCTTTATTTTTAAGAGTTTCAATAAAATCAATCAAAATTTTTAAAACTCGAGGTTCTAAGTAAATTTCATTTTGAATCTCTATACCATTACTAGTATAAAGTATCAATTGATAACCATCAAATTTTACGTACACTGAATCACCAAGATACTGTTCTTTCATTTTGTCTCCAATTTTTTAATAACATTTATCTCATTTCTAAAAATACCATTTATATAATAGTAATAAGCTTTTCTTTTAGAATTTTTAGTAACATTTTCAAATTTAATCGCAGTTATATTTCCAGCCCGTTTTCTTCCAAACACATCTTTAAATAATACTAAATCTTCAAGCTCGTATTTTTGTTTCATTTAAAATCCCTTTATTGTTTTGAAATAAGACCTCAAACTTTTTCCATCTAATAATTTAAATGATGTGATAGAATCACATCTATACTGAGATTTTCCCCTGTTGTTTGTATAATTTAATGGTACTTTATCATAAGAATCAAAATAAATAATATAATGTCCGGTTTTTCCGGACGATCTTGTACATATAGCATTTATCGAAACGTTGAATGATTTATTGACTGGCATGTGTTTCTCACAATCATAGTGATCATAACAAATAAATATCGCAGGAATATTTACCTCATGAACATAAAATCCAGTTCCCCAATTAGTATTAGATGTAGCATTAAATGTATTCATAACTTCTTATAAAATATTATTTATTTATATAGTCTAATATATATAATTTAAGTGTAAAAAGAAATAGGTAGGAAAAATATTTTTGTTATAAATTATTCATTTTTGGAAGAATTTGAAAGGTTTTTAGATATTTAATTCGAATTTGTAATGGCCACAATCCCAAATTCTGTCAAAGCCATTTAACTGCATATTCTCCCATTCTGTTAGTTTTGGATTAAATGTTTTAAGCTTTTTTGAAAGAACATTTTTACGATAGTTGAAACGATGAATTCTATCAATATACGCTTTTTTATTGACATACCAGTAATTGGGTGTTGTTTCTTTTATTAAATCAAATCCTATTTTCTTATATAAATTTCCATTAGACCATCTTTTGTCAGCATAAGTAATGATTTTTTTTGGATGATAATTTTTGATGAAATGAGATAATAATTTTGATGCTATTCCAATTATATTTTTTGATGAACAAAATCTTATGAGCTCATATTCATTTTTTACATCTCTAGATCCAAGAGAAATTCTTAGTTTTCCAAATGTCATTACTGAAATAAGTTCATTATTGTAAAATGCACCAAGCCTAATAGAAGAATTATCAATTCCTTGAATATGATATTTTTGTAAAAATATATCTTTTTCGTGGACAGAAACTTCTTTTATTATACACTTTCTAGCATATATTTTTTCATCATTTAAATTAAAGATTGATATTAATCTTGATTTAACTATATCTTTTTTTAATCTCCATTCATCTTCAAAAATTTGAATTAACTGTATTTTATTGTCTTGACATATTTTTGTTTTTTTCAAATGATAGTTTTTGTCTTTATTACCACCCAATTCTGAATGATGATAATTTCCATTTGTTTCAATAGCAATTTTTCTTTTTTCTAAAAATATATCTAATTCAATTGATTTATTGTTTTCATCTCTTAAATATCTATATCTATGATATATGTTATCATTTATGTTGATTGATTTTATAAATTCTATAATTTCTTTCTCAAATTTTGATGTTCCAATTGTAGGATTGCATTTAAAACAAATTGGATATTTTGCTTTTTGACTTATATTTTTCTTACAAAATATAAAATTACATTGTAAACACTGAAATTTATTTTTTGTAATTTGTTCAAGTTTTGCAGTTTCTAAATATATATTAAATTTTTCTAATGATTTTTTCTTTTTTGTTTCTATAGATTTATTAATATTATTTTCTAATTGAAAGCCTATTCCTCCATATTTTTCTAATATAGTTTTCATAGCTTTTTTGTTATTAGCATAGAATTCATTTCCATATTTTTTTTTAAGAATTTCATTCATTTCCTTTGAGTGCCAAGCAAAAGCATTTTCATTACCATATTTTTTTAATTTAGTTTGTTTAATTTTTTCAATATTTATATAATTTTCATCTCCATATCTTTTTAATTTTGTTTGTTTAACTTTTTTTACAACTTCGGGTCTTTGAAAAATATATTCTACTCCATATTTTTCTTTATGTTTTCTTTTAACATTTTCATTATATTTATTTCTAAATTCTTCATCTTTTCTATATTTTTCCCATTTTAATGTTTGTTGATGTGAAACTTGACATGAATGATTGTGATAAAAGTGTCTATCATCTTTTCTAAGAGTTTTATCGCAACTTGGATTTTTACATTTTTTTACTGGGATTTCATTTAACCAATTAAAATTATGTATTCTATTTAAATGAGATCTTAATCCTCTTAATGATTTATGTTCTTTATTGCAAAATTTACATTTATTCATATTTTTTAACCAATCAATATAGCAGAAGTTTAATGTTATATTGAATAAATATAAAAAATAATTTTCTTTTTATTATTTTTTAAAATAAAAAAGCCTGTAAAATTACAGGCTTTAGAAATTATATAAAGAAAAGAATTTAGACTACAGTTTCACCGATACTTGCTCCTGTTGGTTGAATATTGAAAGATAATTGAATAAACTCGGCTGCCTTAGTTGGCTGTATATAAATATCACCTTTTAAAATATTTCTATCAATGACGTCTGCTGTATTATTTGTTTCGTCCATTACAATTCTATAAGCATAGACTCCAGATTTCCTTTGGACAGAATCCATATAAGGATTTGCAATATTAAGAAATTGTTGTCTAGTAGTGTTTGTATTAGGCTCAAAAAGTAGATAACGACTTGTTGAAGCCAAAAATTTCTTTAGAGCTATCAGCAACCTTCTTACGTTTACCCTATCTAATGCTGATGCAGCCTTCTGCAGAGTCTTCTGTCCCCAGACACTTATTCCCTGACCAGGAAATGTAGCAATTGGATTTACTCTTCCATCGTATAACGTGTCTCTTTCTGTATGAAGGACTTTTTTCTTCACATCGACAGCACCAATTCCACCACGGTTTAATCCAGCTGGAGCAAACCAGGGTGAAGCTACCTTATCTGTAAATGAAATTACTTCAGCAATAACAACCGAGGGCGGTACCCATACGTTTTTATTTCTCTCTGTATCTTTAATTTGTATCCACGGGTAGTATGTTGCCGTGAAATTATTATCTATTCCTGAAACAGAATTTACAGCATCTGTAATTGATCCGTTATATCCAACACAATCCATAACATAAAAACAATCTTGTCTACTATCACATATATTTCTTACATGTTCAGTTATTTTTGGATGTGTATTTTCTAAAATGCCTGGAGTTATAATCATATTTACATCAAACAAGTCTGGGTCAGATATAGTATTTAACGCTCTTTTATAAGCAAGTGAACCAGATGTAGATGCTCCAGAACAATCAAATCCAAATATATTAGATGCTTGAATTGCTGCTCCTACCTGTTTTCCTCTATTTGGAGCCATTCCATCCCAACCGAATTGGAATCCAACTGTGAATTTTAACATTTCAGTTGGAGCTGTTGAGCCAGATAAAGAAGCAGAATATAGAGATGAACTTCTGTGACCCACTTTGTCGTCTAAATTCATTGTTGCAACTGAATTTGTTACTGAAGAATCAGGTATCGGTTTAAAAAATTCCTTAGCATCAGAATCTTCGAAGTCTACTCCCCAATAGTGAAGATTGTTGTACGTATCTTCATCACCTTGATATGATTTTGTTGGAATTGAAACTAAACCTACAACATTATCTATAAAATCAATATATGCACTATTTCCAAATGGAACAACTTGATTAGAAATATTTTCTAAACCATTAGCTGGAATTATACGTACATATTTACTCTTGTTCGGATAATCTCCAAAAGAATCTATTCTTCCATTGGAATCAATAACATCATATTTGTCTCCGATAACCTTAAGTATGTAATTGTCACTGCTTGGATTCAAATCAACATTAGTAAATGTTTCATATGCAATCTGTCTTGTATCTTTATCAGCATAATCTCTGATAACAACATTAAATGTTCCATAATCAGAACTTCCAGAAGCAGGTTTTTTGACACTATTAATAGATATTTTATAAGATGTATTAGCATTTGTTCCATCACTAAGAGTTGCAAACCTAAATAAGTTAAATGGGCCACCGCTTACACTTCTTTGTGATTGAATCCAGGGTGTAAATGCCGCAGAATAACTTGCAGAATTGTCAAATGTTAAATTACCAGTACTTGAACTTACACTACAGCTTACAGTATCTGCTAATGAGGCAGAATTTGCAAAGTTTCTAAATAAAGAATAAATATATAAATTGCTTGACAGTGCATTTCCTGATGTGCTTTCAGGACCCTTACCAAAAACTTTTTCTATATAATTAGGACTGGCAAAATCAAATGAGGCACTAACAGTAGTTCCACTACCAGAAATTATAAAACTGGTTCCAATAGCAGCACCAGAACCTGTTACTGATCCTGTAACAAAAACATCATTTGTAAAAGCATCACTTCCAGATGTGGGCGCAAGAACAGCTACACATTTTAAATATGAAGAGCCAGAAGATATATATAATTTAATAAAATCATTCTGCCCTTCAGTTCTTGTACTACCATTTCTCCATCCCTCTATTCCCAAAACTCTGACAACATGAACAATACCTGCATTTTTTAAATAATTTTTTACTGTATAAGGTACGTACGTCTTATCTGTATTCTCACCAAATAGCACATTAAAATCATTTGCATTAGTAACAGGTTGAGGAAAAAATGCCTTCCCACGTTCTGTTGGTCCGATTATTACCGCACCAATAGCACCAATTCCTGTTGACAAAAATGATTGATCGAGTTCGCGGGTAAATACACCCGGCGAAATTTGAGCTCCTGTCGCCACTAAATTTTCTCCATTTTAATTAAAATAAACTATTATATAAATATAAGACTTTGAAAGTAAAATATAAATATATTACAAAATCTTTAAATCTTTTAATCTACTGTCAATGTTCCTTTTTCTAAATCAACTTTTCCAAATCCGAACTTCTTTCCAGTATCGTCGATTAATTGTTTTTCTCTATTTTTCAATTCTTTGTAGTCTATAAACAATTTCTTTTCTAATTCACTCAAATTATTCATTTCGATCCTAACTTCACCAATTTGGTTCATAACTTTGATGAATTCTATTTGTAAATTTTTTATTGTTTCTAATGTTTCCTTTGGGAGATTAATAACTTTTATCATGTTTTACTCTACTTTTATTGTTTTTAATGTTTCTTTTACTCGACTGTTTTGTAAAATAGATTCAAATTTGACCGCATATCCTTTTATTAATTCAGCTCTATCTAAACCATTAATTATTTTCCTGGAATTTAAGTAATCAGTTTTATTCTCATTTATATAGTCACTTAATTTTTTACCAGTAAATATTCCCTTTATCATTCCAATAGACATGATCTTGTAGGCAATACTTGACTGTAAAGCTTTTTCTGGATTATCTATTAAATTTTCATTTAATAAATCTCCTAATTTTTTATAATTAGATCTACCAGTAATTTGTACAAAACCTCTACCTCTAAATAAATAACCATCTCCTTTTATAGTGTTTCCTAATCTTTTACCAATTGGGGTATTTGGCTCGTATTTATCAAAATAAGATTTTTGACCCCTTTCGATTATAGGCTGATAAGTATTAGCACATTCATGTTTTACAGTTGCAAACATGTATGTAATATATTGAATATTATTTATATTATCTAATTCTATAGAATTTAAAATATTTTCTAATCCATTTACTTGCTCTTGGTTTAATTTTCCAAAACTGTTTTTATATAATTTAAAAAATAACTGTCTGCTAAATTTCATATTATTTGTGATAAATTTAATTGTTGAAATTTTATTCTTTTTATCTGGACAGTATTAGAAAAATCTGTAGATTCACTAATATATTCATTATTTAGTTTTGCACTAACTCTATAATCATATGTTCCCCAATTTATAATATCAACATATCTTGATTCTGAAGAAGTTGAAATTAATTCAAAAGAAGATGAATTATGAGATCTAAATATTTCATAATAATTTATATTTTTTATTGGATTAAATCCCAAAATAACTCTATCATTATTCTTTAATGAAGTCAATGTCTGAATTTCTCCAGAATGAGTAATGTATAAATTATTAGCCCAATAATTTGTGCCTGATACATATAGATTTATAACATTTTGAATGTTAATTTTTCCATATCCATTTGTAGAGTGCCAAATTCCATTTTCACTTCCTGTTTGTCTAGCAAGATATCGAGCAACCCACAAACTTTCAGATAGATAATTTGTTATATATGATAATTGTCCAGCAATATATCCATTTGAATAAGAACTAGCGTCTGGCTCAATTTGAATGGGGTCTAATGAAAAAAATTCTATATCATATCCAGTTTCGTTATTGTTATCACCACCACCAGTAACTACAATACTTGGTAAGTTGCTTCCACTATCACTATCAAAAACATTATCTAAACTATTGGTACCTGCTGGAACAAAACATTGAACAAATGGATAATAATTTAATGCAGTAGAGATAAATCCAGACAAACCAATTGTTGATTGAATATAAATTTGAGATCCAGTTGAGAATGATTGAGAAATTAATGTTGAAAAATTTTCAATTCCAAGTTGATTAATTTGTCCAGTCCATATCTCTCCCAAACTTTCATATCCTGATATAAATGCATTGCCAATATCAATATCATGTTGTCCTCCAACTCCTCCTATAGAAATATTATTTATCATTATTGTAAGGTGTAATAAACATTCACTTCTATATTAACTGGATTGGTAGAATTTATATCTATTGCACTGCCACTAATATCATAAGTAAAAATCTTTAGTTGTTTACTCAAAGAACCTTTTTGTCCATATCCAAAAAACAATTTTCCATCATTATTGTATCCGACAAAAGATTTAACATAAACAATTCCATTTAATGTAGCCACTGAACTTGTTGCTAAATACGAACCAGTTGCTGTCCTAGACCAACTAACATCTGATCCTAAACTATTTTTATGAAGATATAATACACTTGGATTGTTAGAACCACTTTGCTGAATTTGAGCTATATATTTTCTTTCATATCCAATTATTTTAGAATTAGCATTAGAAGCTATAACCCAAAAATTAGCAGCTCCATTACTATTATAAATTATTGGCTCACCATTCCAATAAGTAATTACAGTCTGATTATCATCAGAAAATGTTCCACTAGGGTGACTACTACTTATAATTACACCAGGAGAAAATTTAAAATTAACATCGTTTTTTAATATTACTTGATTACTTCCTAAATTATGTGTTCCTGGACCAACATCAATTAACTGACTAGATGTTGCTAAAGCAACTTTTGCTGATAAATCATCACTAGTACTTACATAAATTATTTTAGAATCTAAAATTAAACTTTTTAATTCATGTGTAGATTTATTTACAAAATTTAATGAACCACTTACTAATTCAACTCTTAAAAAATCTCCATTATTTAATGAATTTGCTCTTAATGTTTTTTCAATTGATGAGCTTGGATGTGTCAAAACAATTTCATAAGAAGAACCAGATATATTATATATATCTCCTCTTCCTTCTATAACTATATTAATCTGATTTCCATTATCTCTTAAAGTCCCAGTTAATTCTGAGCTGCTTATTATTGCATTTGGAAGTAAAAATAGATCTACGTTATTTTTTAACACTATTCCACCATCATACGTTCCAGGGTAAATGGAAACTAAATCACCAGAACTAGCACTATTTACAGCGGTTTGAACATTTTCAAAACCTAATGTACTGCCATCTGATTTTAAAAGAATTATGTTGTTATATGTTGTTGACATTTAAGCATTTCCGGGATTAAAAAAATTAAAAGTATAAACAGATTGCTCGTCAATAACTACAAGCACGGTATTTGTAATAGAAACTGGAATTTTATTATTTAAAATAATACTATTTATATTTTTAACAAATTCAGACTGTATTATTATTTTAGCTGGAGATAAGATCTTTATCGTTGTGTCTCTATTGTTAAAAGATTCTGGAATTATATAAGCATTTACATTCATTGTAAAAGTATCTGTTACACTTCTATTATCATTATCAGTAACTTCTATAACATTATTTATATTATCATAATTTGCACGAAACTTATAGTATTTATCTCCCCAATAACTACCCTCAGCATAAACAAATTTTTCTATGATACTGTTCATCTGTCTAATGTATGCAGTCCAGATTTTTACTTCATAGTTAACATTTACATAATCTGGAACAGTCACCGAATAATGAACTTTAGAAGGACTTAACTTATTTGCTAAAGAAAATATGTCGTACCTATTTTTCGTATCATATCCTGATGAAATAGTTCTTCTAAGGTTTCCATCCATCTTGTCCATAGTCATGGTTGAACTTTTAGCAATATCTCCTCTTGATATTACTAAAACTGGAACTAATATTTGTTTTGTATTTTCGTCACGAAACCATCCATCAGCTTGAATAGACTTCCATCTCTCAGGATTTGCAAAATAACAAGGGACTGTTGTTGATTTATTATTTTCTACAATTTCTGGTTTAATTGTATTTTTAATGTGTCTTAATATTGCTTCATCAACATCTTCGATTTTAATACAAATATTTCTTACAGTATCAGTATCTCGTCTAAGTTGATTTATTCTGTTTTCATACATAATAAAATAAATTAATCCAAAATAATAAGTAGTGACGCTGTCGCGAAACTCAACTCATCATCAGTGGTTACTGCAACAGATGATGAAAGGGCTCCATAAACTAAAACATTTCCTGTAGAACCAGAATCACATAAAGCTGCACTTACAACTGTTCCCCAATCTGTAGATGATGCTGTTGCAAATGTTGCTGTCCCATAATTATGAGTTCCTGCAGTTGAAGCTGTTGCCCATAAATCATGAGAAAGTCTTGAATAATTAGATCCAGTTACTGAAGGTATATTTGTTCCTGTCATAGAACCAGTTATGCTTCCAGTTGTAAGTGCTATAAAAATAGATGACGTCATCGGATAACTGATACCTTTAAAAGTATGATCTATCATTTTATTTGCGATAAATGTAGAAAATCCACCATTCAATACTTCTATTGATAATTGATTGATTCCTACTCTTACAGTATCACCAGCATTTATTGTTTTAGATGTTGCCAGCGGACAGTGAGCAAGCATATTGCCACCAGTTTTTGCATCAAACAGGGCAGCACTTATAACTGTTCCCCATCCTGGTGCAGTAGACTGAGTAAAAGTAATCTGAACATCATTTAATTTAATTCTATTTGCTGCAGGAGTTCCAAAGGCATCGTCGCATATCGAACGAGTATATGCGCCGCCTAAATTTACAGGTTCATATATTCCCGTTCCGTCATCAGCAATACTTGACGTTGATAGAGCAAGATAAATTTGTGTTGGTTGAGTAAATGCCGTGTTGCCTACGATATGATCAAGCCATTTAAGTTCTGTATAATCTGTAATAGTTGCTATTTTAATTCTCCGTTTTTATTTATAAATATAATTTTATTTTTTTTATTGAATTCTTTCACTAAGATTTGTCAAACTTATATTTGAGAGATGAGCCAAACAAATAAAACTCCAAGTATGCTCTTCACCAGGTCTTTTAGCAATTTTCTGATCTTCTTGAACATTGTTTATTTCATATATTGTTTCTTGCCACTCTATCACATCTCCAATTTCTGGATAACTTCCTTTTTGTCTCATCATTTCTCTGTTTATTGCAACTATTATTCCTTGTTTTACATTCTGTCCGAATTCATTTACAGAAATTAATGGAGTATCTGATTTTATTAGACAATTAATTCTGATTCCTGTATAATATTTTTTATTTACGCTTTCTCCATATATATCTTTAGTATCAGAATTTGCTATTGATACCTTAAATATAGTCACTTCTGTCTCTATGACATCATTGATTAACTCATTGTTTATATTGTAAAAAAAGCGTAAGTCTTTTTCTGTTACAAATCTCATTAATTTTATTCTTTATTAGAAACTTACTCCTGAAGGATGAATACGATTTAAATTTTCTTGATCTTTATCTTTTGTTCCAATTTTCTTATATAAACTAATATATAATTTCTTTTTATCGCTATCTTCAAAAGCTAATCTATCAGCTAATTTTAAAACAAAATCAGTAATTAAATTTACTAAAATTAGTTTTGGATAGTTTGCTTTAAAAAATCTAGATGTAGTTATATCTAGAAGTTTTTCTAGATCCTTTTCAGTAACTTCTTTTATCAATTCTTCTTTGATAATTTCTTTTAATTCTGATTTTTTCATTTTTTTACCCTTAATTTATTTTTTAAATTTGGAAAATATCCCTCCCATGGACCCCAATTTTTTGTTTTCATCATAAATTTTATAATATCTGATAATTTATACCTATAAAATTTATATTTTTTTTGCATTTCAAATATTTGTCCAATAGCATAATAAAGAACTTTAGGTACTGAAATATTTCTATTATTAGAGTGATCAAAAATCATTTCTCCTTTTTCAATCCAACAGTGTCCGAATTCCATATTTTCAATTTCTGTTCCTTTTTGACCAATAGCCACTCCGTGAACTAAAGTATATTCATTTATATCTGGCTTATTGTTATTTAACCATATCCAACGAGCATTTGCCTCATAACAATCACCCTTTGCCATTTTTTTTTAATATAATTTTTTATTTCTTTTATTTCTAATTTTATTTCTATTTCATTTAAATCATTAGAGTTTATTTTAATTTTTTTTCTTCCTATTTCACTTTTAGAATTAGGAAAAATTTGTTTTGATTCGATTAATTTTACTTTCATTTTCATTTTATTATTATTTATTGCGTTCATTCCCAATTGCATCTCCATAAGCTGTTGATAATGGTAATAATTCTTTAATTGGTAAATCAATTGACAAACAATTAACTATAATTTTTGGATTAATTAATAATCCAGAAAGCCATCTATGATGTCCATCAATAATAAAATTATCTGCACTTATGATAAAAAATGTTTTTGATTTAAGAAAGTTTATTGTTCCAATAATACCAAATTTTATTGTTGCTTCTATTGATTTGTCAAAATATATTTGTCTTTGAATTGGTCTTAATGAATTTATTGCTTTATGTTTAATAGATAATGATATTTGATCATCTTCTATAGATTTATCTTTTAATCCTCTTTCTAAAAAATCTTTTGCATCATATCCTGAAAGTCCAAGTGGAAATGGATTTGTAGATTTATATGTTGATGAAAATGGTTTATTTACATCAATATATCCATCTTTTAATCTATTTTGAAATTCTCTAACATCTTTATCATCAATAACTGGCATATCTTTTCTTTTAGTTTTTCCAAGACTAGCTAAATTCTTAGCATTTATAAAATTAGTTTCAAAATTACTAAAATCTTTTAAATTACCACCGATTTTAATTACAAATTGTTTTGCATCATTAATATCAGTATTAATTAATTCCATTTTGCCAGCAGATTCTCCTGCTTCTAATAATATTTTTTTATTTAATAATTCTTTTAATTTAATCATATTTCACTTTAAAAATTTTATAAATAGCATATCTATGTTGTAACATTTCAACGAATATAAATCGGGAGTGGGAATTTTCCCAATATTTTATTCATATTTTCGTCTATATCATTTTTACTTTCCATTTGAGATCTTCTACTAGTTTTTTCAAGCATCTGTTGAAGTTGTTCTATTAATTTATCTCTTTCATTTATACCCTCAGCTCTCATGGATTCACCATCTAAACTTACTTCTGCATCTGGTATTGGAATATTTGGATATTTACCCCTAATTCCACCTAAAGATATTTTACATATAGCAAGAAAATAATTTCTTATCCACTGTCTGCCAACTGAATTTATATATGAGTATGTAATTGTATCATAAGGTACGTTTGAAGGATCTGTGATCTTTCCAAGTGAACTAGTGTCAAATGAAACATCTGATTCGTCTTTAAAAACATATTGAAAGAATAATGTAAAATCACTTTGTGGTATTGGAAATAACCGTAATTGATTATTTATTATTTCAAAGGAATATGCACTCTTCCTAACTTGATCATTTAATTCTATCGCTTGCATTCTTAAAAGATCTTCATAAACTGGTCTTAAAACGTATGTTGCTCCAACACCACCAACAGTCCCACCTAATTCAGAACCAAATCCAAAAAATCCCATGTTGTAAGAACCCGGTGCTGTTGGTAATCCCCATGGATCAAAGTACCTAACAGATGCTGGTGTTCTTTGGTGAAAAATTTTCTTAATCCTTATGTCTCTTCCACTAGCACTGGGAACTGCGAATAATGCATTTAAATCATATAACTGAGTTCCTGTTGCAACAGGTATACTTCCAGTATGCCAAGTAATGTCACCACCAGCACCAACTTCAGCACCATATTGTTCTGAAAGCTTTACTATTCCACCAAGTGAGCCTCTTATTTCTTTACCAGTTAGATTGCTTGAAGTGGGACTTCCCTGAAGTGTAAGTAAGTGTTCTTTAATATTAAATGAATTTATTTGAGCACTATACTCATTTACAGCTTCTTCAAAATAAGTAACAAATTGTTCGTTTGATAATTCTATATCAATCGAAGGATAACCAAGTCTTCTTACAGCCCAGACTGTGGATGAAACACTCTCGGAAATATAAGTTGTATCACTATTATAAAACCCAAAAGCAGAAAAACTTACAACTTCTAGTAAAGAACTGCTACCCGGATAAAAAATACTGCCAGTAATGTTCAAGCTCAATTATTTTTCCTTATTTTATATAAATATAAAAATTTAAATTAATATTTTAACGCTTGGTAATTCACCAAGCTTAATTTTAATATTATCTATGGTTATTTTCTTATCAAAATCAACTATCTTTTCGTCAGTATATTCTTTGTTCATAATCATAACAACAACTTTAACTCTTTTTTTCTTTTTTTTCTCTATACCGAATAATTTTTCGATATATGACGATTGTTGAGTAATCAGTGTTTCAGAAATAGTGATGTTACTTAGAATTCCACCAGTAATTAGTGATTCACCGGCTCCAAAAATACCACCAAGTACAATATTTAAAGCAAAATCAGCCACTATTTAAATGATTTATATTCTATAAGCTTACCATTACTATCATAACTTGCTGAAACGTAAATGATTGATTTTGGATTGTCATAAATTTCGTCTTCTCTTGTATTATAAATTTTTACAATACCTGTTTTAAGATTTCCTTGAGGATTATATGTTACATTAGATAATTTAAAGTTACTTTGTCCAGCAAGTCTTAACGTGGTATTTAAAATTTCAAGTATTTCATAGCCAAATGTTCCATCGTTAAAAGAACTAGTATTTTGCGACCATACAGCATTAGCAATTTGAATTGGGGTTGCTCCAGAACTTGCACTTACATTTGCTAGTATATTGCCAGCTGAATTACTTGGATAAGTAGAAACAGACTCGTTCCAGACAGCATCTGCAATATTATCAGATGTTATATCACTATTTACAATTTGTGTCAGACTTGAAAATGCACTTCTAACTGAAACGTTGTATGAAGAAAGTGTAGATAAAAATGGATTGCTACCATCTCTTGTAAATAAATTACCTGCAATATTTAATATATGACTTGATTCTTGTGGCCTAATTTTCCAACCATTTTCTAAAAAATAATAATCACCAGCATACAATCCACTTCCTAAATTATCTCCTCCAATTGTAGAAAAAGCTATTAAATATTTAGAATTATCACTTAATAAAATCCATTCTTTCCAATCTGAATATAAGTCAACTTTAACATTTAATTCTGTTGATCCACTATTACAAATAATAAGCTTATTATTTCCATCAAAAGTAACTTTTGACATATATTATTTCTCATTACGGATTAGAATAATTTCTTTCAAGAGGAGCTACTAAAGAAACAGCATTGCTTATACTTCTTCCAATAGTTCCAGCTGCTTTAACAAACTGTGCTGTTGATAAACCAATTGCAACAGCAGTTATTGGCGCATCACTTCCTGAAGAATCTGTTCCTCTTTGTATGTTTGTATCATAATTATATGATAATTGAACACTTGAACTTGCAGCTATATTATTTGTCATATTTGCACTATTTGCATCTTGAGCTATTATTGCATTTGCTGTTCCATAATCTTGTCCAGTATTATTACCTGCATCATCATTTGTAAAATATATCCAATATTTTGCAGAAGAATCGTTTACTAAGTTATCACCAAAGCTTAATGTTAATACTGAAGTAAATGGGAATGTTCTTTCAGAACCAGTATCATCAACAAATATTAATCTATTAATATCTGCAGATTGATAGTTGTCTATAAAAGCACCACCTTCACTTTGTAAAATTGTATATAATGTATCACCAACAAATTTTAAAATAGAAGTTGTAGTTTTTCCAATATGTATTGTACTGCCAGAATCTATATCTACATTTTGTCGTAATTGATATTGAACTCCAGTATATATTTCTTCTGCTGTTTTATTTTTACCATCTATAATAACATGAAAATCCCTATTTGTTCCACCTATATCTCGCTGTTGTGATGAAGTATAATATGTAATTCCAATATCATATAATGATGCTGTTGAATCATCAACAGTTACTTTAGGATCAGCATTTGTAGCAAGTGGAAAACGATATGCTTGATAAGTTAATGATGTAGCACCAATATCTGATAGTTGTGAATATGCATAAACATCACCTTGTTCTCTTGCAAAAATTTTGAAATAATTTCTATAATCAAATGTTCCTGATTCGTATACTAATACGGCTTCATTAACAGCATCACTTCTAGACATTACTGTAGATGCGCTTGCTGCTGTCCCACTTCCAGACTGTTGATAATACACTTGTGTGCCACCAATTAATGATCCAAGTGATATAATTCCAGTCCATTCTTCTGTAGATATACCATTAGCATCTTTTAATGCCCAACCTGCATTTCTAATGAGTTTTTTAGTATCTACATCAAATAAATTCCACCCATTTACAAACTCAAACTGTTCATCAGTAATAGGACCCATTGGAAATGGAAATTTAATTAAATTTGCATCATTTTTCCATTCTTCTTTTAAAAATGAATATAATGCTTTACCAGTAACTCCATCTCCAGATAGATTTCCTGAAATGAATAAATCTATTTTTTTTGTCGTTGTATTTATTGAAACTTCTACATTCTGATTTAAAAAATCGGGATCTATTATAAGTGCCATTTATTTTTCTCCATTATTTTCTCTACTTATTTTTATATAAATATATTTTTTTATTTAATTTAAATCGGGTTTTCATACTGTCTATCTAAAATTTGTTGAATTGGTATAGTCGCATCTGAATTTAACAAGGTATATTCTGTAATATTTGACAAATTTGGACTATAATCTGTATGGAATATGATAATATCTACAACTTTGTTTGGTTCGTAATTATATGAATATGCAACACTACCAGATGAAGCAACTTCTTCTACATTAAATAATTCAATGGGCGGACTGCCGGAAACTATTGCAACTTCTGAACCAGAAATTATTCCTGTTAAAGTCAATACTTTTGGATTGTTAATTACTGTAACTGCATTCACACCATTTCTTACTGATACTGTAGTTCCTCCTGCAGAAATTGACATTGTCACTATGCCTCCAGAATTATTATAAATCATTGAATTTCCATCACCAGAACTAGCAGTAGTATTAGAACCAGGTGTTCCACCATATCCTATAAATGTATTTCCCTTAAATGAATAATTTCCTGGTTCTACAATTTCTAATCCATGTCCAGAACCACTACTAATAAATGTTGAATATGCTATATTATTTGGATTTGATGATAACAAAAATGATTGACTTACTTGAACATCTGGATTATCAAATGAACAGGTTGTTATAATCGGATTAACAGATTGTGTCATTTCTCTTGGGCGTATAAACGTACAGTTTTTTAGTATAACTTCAGCTGAACCTGATATTAAAAATCTATCAAAATTATTGAAACTACAAGCATTAGCATAAAATCCACCTAAAGAACCCGTTATTAAAAGATTTGCTCTTGTATCTGCAGACTGAGTTGCTATCCCTTTAAACGCCCCTTGTGAGTTTAACACACAAGATGACATTGTAATAGTGGCTCCAGTATTTTCTAAATTTAAAAATAAGCCAGAAAATCCACGATTAAATCTTCCATCATTAAATACTAATACTTTATTTGAATCGTTAAAGCTTGCAGTTCCAGTTGCAGAACCGCTTCCAATTGATAAAGTACCATTTATATATAAAATCCCAGCACGAGTAGATATTACTCCATACCTATTTGTTGTAATATCTTCATCAAAAACTGTAAAATTTGTAAAAGTTCCATTAGAACCAGTTAATGTTAAACCTCTACCAGAAGGAATCCAGTCTATTGCATCCAATCCCAAATTTGGAGCTTTAGCTGTTGCATTAGCATCACTTTTAATTCCAAAAAAATCTATAGATGCAGAATTAGGAGATGCAACTATTTGTGTAATAAATCCCGGTATCATGGGATCTACAGGAACTATCTGAAATCCACCAGGCACAGGATATGTTGTTGAATTAAATATTTCATATCTATAATGATTTGTAGCATCTAATCCTATAAATAATTGTAATCCTAATCCATCAATAGCATCTTTATTTGTTTGAATGAATTTTGCTAACCAAACTTTTCCACCATGAAAATCAGTTGTAGCAGTATGAGTATAATTAAATCCAACTTCTGCAGTTTTAACTTGACCTGATATGCAAAAACTTCCTTGGTAATGAAAATCAGTTTCTGCAGTTACTGCAGCAACTCCCCATGTTGACCAATTTGTAGTCAATTCTGCATCATTTAATCTTATACCATCAAATTTTACACCTGCCATTTTTTATTTATTCTTAAGTAATTCAAATATATTTACATCTTCAGTTAAAGAAGTTAAAAATTTACCCTTAACTGAATTACATCTATGTTCTAATTTTTTAGATATAATAATTCTATCTCCTGTTTTTGGAGGTATTGTTTCATAATCAAATATTATAGCAGGCAAATTTACTTTAGATATTATATCTAATATAATATTTTTTCCAGATGTAAGTGCTGCATTTTGAGATAATTCTATTATAGTTATCCAATCAAATCCTTCTAATCTATCTATACTCACCATAATACCATTTTTATCTGGTCTATCATTTTCAGCACCAAAACCCCTTAACCATGAGCATTGATATGAATTACAAACATTTGGTCTTTCTAGTTTACCATATATTGCACATCCATTACATTGATACTTACATTTCTGAAACGAAGGTTTAAAAAAATTATTTTCTCGTATTTCAGCAACCTCACAACAAACTTCACACTCTTTACACTGTCTAATTTTATAAACTCTTTTTAAAATTATTAGAAATTATAACTAACATTTTATTTTTTAATTCTATTTTTTATTCTATCAAATTTATCCATACAGAATATTGCTTCTTTTGAATTAATGTTTTCAAATGTTAATTGTGCCCATTTTAATGCCATACTAGAGGGCTTATATTTATTTTCAATTAATTTTATTTTGTTTTTATCAAATGATTTAAGTAATATTTCGGCAAGCTTTTTATATTTTGGATTGAAAGATTTTATATCTTTTAATGAAACTTCTACTTTAATTTTATTTTCTTTTTTATTTTTTTTTGTTTTTACAGATGTTACTTCAACTATCTTGCTTGTAGTTAATTCAAATTCAGATGTAAATGATTCAAATATAGTAGACTCAGCAATAACTTCTAATACTGCCTTACCAAAATCAAATGGTGTGTTTTTTAATGCTGGTACATTTATTTTACAAATACCGTTTTCTTGTAAATTACCATTAAATAAATATGTTATATCATCTCCAAAATTAAGCAATAATCTAGCTTTAGATTCCTTAATTTTTGCACCAGTAATTTTAACTTCGCATTCAAGAACTTCAGATCTATCTTTATAAAATATTAATTTTTTCAATCAATTACTCTTTCGTAGTAAACAACTGAAGTTTCTATAATTTCACCAGAAGCTGAAACTCTGCCTCTTATTAAAATATTTTCATTGACGCTTAAAGCTAAAGCACCATCAAATTTATATATATAATTTGGCACATTATTGTTTAAATATATGTTTATTAATTTATTGTCAGTTGCAATTGATCCTGTTAATATAATACCTTCGCCTGTTGATGCTGTCACATTAGCTGAGTCTCCTCCAATTGTTAAATTTGTCGGTGTATCATTCACTGATCCACTAATTCCTGTAGCATTTACATAGACTTCAACTTTAGATAAATTTGAGTTTGTACTCACTAATATGTGATCTATAAAAAGAACATTGGAACCGCTATATATCAATCCCAATATGTTTTCATACCATGAAGATCCACTTTCTGCAACTCCAGCAGAAAAACTTCTTGATGCCTCTACTATGAATACCTTTCCATCTAATTCAGAAACTGCCCCTATATCATGTAGATCCACGTTTGGAATTATAGATGTACCATATAATGAATTTGTTTTTCTTATTGCCAA